AAACAAAGCAGCAAACATAGGCACAGCCATACATTCATTTGCAGAAAGATTAGATTTAGGACAAGAGTTAGGTGTAATACCACCAGAGTATTTACCTGATATCAAAGCATATGAACAAGCAACTAAGATTCTTAACAACAAGTTCATTGAACAGTTTAGTGTGTTAGACAAATATAAAATTGCTGGCACACCAGACAGAGTTGTTGAGTATAACGGCGAGTTATTTATTGCAGATATTAAGACTGGTCGAATAGACCATCCAAATAATATCTCAATTCAGTTGGCAATATATGCCAACGGCTTGCCGTATGATGCGGCTACGGCAACCCGTGGCAGTTGGGGAGAAGTAAACAAAGATAAAGCAATCATTATACATTTACCTGCAGGAACAGGTACATGTAAGTTAATGTGGGTTAACATCAATGAAGGCTTTAAAGGTTTACAATTCGCAATGAAAGCAAGAAAATGGAGAGACCAAAAAGGTCTTTCTTATCCGTTCGAACAGGAGAACAAATAGTGTCTCACACAGAAGCACCAATCAGTATAACAATCAAGACAGCAGCAGGTAGTTTAGTAACAGTCCGTGCAGAAAATGGAACAGAACTAGATACTTTAGTAGCACAAGGACTAGACGCAATTACCTCAGCCACAATGGAACTTGAGAAAGCAATCCGTGGCACAATACCTACACCAATGACAGTTGGACAAGTTGCATCAGCACTAGGCGCCAGTATCAGCCCAATAGATAACTCAACTACTACGCTTGGTGGACGCAATTGTCCACACGGAAAGATGACAGCAATACAAGGAACAGGTAAAGATGGTTCTATGTATCGTGGTTATTTCTGCCCAGCACCAAAGGGTGCATTTGATAAATGTAAAAATGTTTATCTAAAAACTAGCGATTCAGCCTGGAACACATTCGTTCCAGACCAGGTTAAGTGAAGACACTTAAACGCTCAATTAAAAAAGCCGAGGTGGGGGGCGAACCATTGCCCCCTGCCTTTCAGGCATTTGAAAGAGCGGGAATCATATTACGCAGAGCAGAAGTAACAGTAATAGCAGGCACTCCAGGTGCAGGTAAATCATCAATTGCATTATCAATTGCAGCCAGGACTAAACTACCAACACTTTACTTTAGTGCAGATACTAATGCTCATACTATGGCTATGCGTTTAATTGCAATGGCAGGTAACATGAGTCAAGCAATGGCAGAAAACTTATTAAAGAAAGACCCAGACAAAGCAAACGAAATACTATTATTAAACAATCATTTGTTCTGGTCTTTTGAATCTACACCTACATTAAAAGATTTAGATGAAGAAGTATCTGCATTCGAAACAGTATGGGGCAGAAGCCCTACACTTATAGTTGTAGATAATCTAATGGACATAGCAATGGATGGACAAGAAGAGTTCCAAGGTATGCGAGCAGCAATGAAAGAACTTAAATATCTAGCCAGAGATACAAATGCAGCAGTGCTTGTATTGCATCATACTAAAGAAGGATTCGAAGGTTATCCTTGCCAATCACGGTCATCTATTCAAGGTTTAGTTAACCAGATACCAGCAATGATATTAACTATTGGGCAAATGAAACAAGGAGATGACAACTTTTTGTGTGTAGCCCCAGTTAAAAATCGTTATGGTAAGGCTGACCAAACAGGAAATAACTATGTAACTCTTTCTTTTAATCCAGAGTCTATGCATTTAGATGATGTTATGATTCGTTATATGCAACAACAGGAGTTAGGATGAGTAATCCACGCAAAGCAAAGGGTTCCAACGCTGAAAGAGATGTAGTTAATTGGCTAAAGAAATGGTTCCCTTATGCTGAGCGTAGAATTGCAGGTGCACATTTAGACAAAGGAGATGTAGCAGGAGTAAATGGTGTAGTAATAGAAGTAAAAAATCATAATCGTTTAGATTTATCTGCTTGGGTAAAAGAATTAGAAGTAGAAATTAAAAACGATGACGCTTGGACAGGTGCAGTAATACACAAACGAATAGGAAAGGGAGATGTAGGCGAATGGTATGCAACTATGCCAGCAAAAGTATGGATAGAATTAATCAAAAGGATTATGAATGTTAAATGAACTAATAGTTTTATTAACATTATTTCAACAAGAAATGATTGGATTATTGTTATGGATAAGCACAGTATTGCTGCCTATCTAGAACATATAGGCGCCACCCTGCCAGCCGTGGGGCATGGATGGCGCAAGATGAAGTGCCCTTTTCATGGCGATAGACATGCATCAGCAGCCATTAATTATGAAGAGAATAGATTTAAATGTTTTGGTTGTGAAGCACAAGGTGATGTATACGATTTAATTAGATATAGACAAGGAGGTAGTTATAGTGAGGCTCTCAAATTCGCAGAGAACATTTCTTTACCAGGCAGCGGAGGAATACGCAAAGCATCTGCATCTCGCAGAACAGTATCTTTTAAGCCGTCATCTCTCGGTAGAAGAGGGGAAAAGTTTTCATTTGGGGATAGTTAAAGACCCATTGCCAGGACATGAATCATATAAAGGTAGATTAGCAATTCCATATATAACACCATCAGGTGTTGTTGATATTAGATTTAGAAGTATTAATGACAATCCAGATGAACCTAAATATATGGGCATACCTGGGGCTAAGACTACAATGTTTAATGCACAAGCAGTATTAACAGCAGATAGTTATATCTGCGTAACTGAAGGTGAGTTAGACACAGTAGTATTGTCAGCCAAGACTAGTCATCCATCTATTGGTATACCAGGAGTAAATAATTGGAAACCATTTTATGCCAAGATACTAGATGATTTTGAAACAGTAATTGTATTAGCAGATGGTGATAATGCAGGACTAGAGTTTGGTAAAAAATTAAGTAGAGAATTACCTAATGTTAATTTGTTACAAATGCCAGAAGGACACGATGTTAATAGTATAATTATTCAAGAAGGAAAGGAGTGGATAGATGAACGAATCAGAAAATGCCTGGGAAAATGATGAAGAATTCTGGGATTTTGTAGGACAAAATAGACGGCTAGTTGGTATGCCAGTATCAGATGGACAAGGGTTAGATATACTAAATGCTTTAAGAGATATTTATTTAACAATAAATGAAGAACCAGATAGTGCTAAACGAATGCTTACACTATTAGCCACAGTTATATATGCTAGTAGTATAGGAGAAGGTAGACAATTTACAGATGAAATACAAGTTATGTCAGCAATGGAACAATTTGATACCAGTATTAAGGAGATACTAGATGAAGAATCCAGGTGATATAGATATAATTATAAAAGAACTAAGAAAAATTTTACTTAAAAAGCAGGAAGATTACGGCCCATTAAATATATCTCACGCCCCAGGCGGGGCTATGAATGGGTTACGAGTCAGAATGCACGACAAGTTAGCAAGACTAAATAACCTAGTAGATAAAGGCAACACGCCGAACTATGAGTCAATAGAAGATACCCTTATAGACCTGGCTAACTATGCCATAATAGGACTATTGGTACAAAGAGGACAGTGGGAAGGCGCAGATTAAACAATGAGTGAGGCGTGGGTACAAGAGTATGATTTGCTTGTATCCTCCCTTGCCTCCGAATACTACAGAAGATATCCAATGCTTGATGCTGAGGATATTAGACAAACATTATGGATGTGGTTTGTTACCCATCCAATTAAATATAAAGAATGGTCTAAGTTACCAAGCAAAGATAAAGAAAAACTAATTGCTAAATCATTGCGTAATGCAGCAATAACTTATTGTGAAAAAGAAAAATCGGCTAAGGTTGGCTACGAACTAGCCGACCTTTATTATTATGATGCCTCAGTTATTGAGGCATTCCTACCATCTATTATTGCAGGTAGTTATGAACTGCCTAATAAAATAAAAGACCTTAACTTTAAGTTTGGTAAAGGTGAAGTTACAGACGGAAATAACTGGCTAGTCTTACGGTCAGATATAGAAAAAGCATACAATCAATTGGCAGAGGCAAAACAAAATATTTTACGCCTGCGTTTTACTATGGAAAACTGCGAGTGGACTGAACTCGGAAAAGAATTAAATACATCTGCTGATGGTGCACGTATGCGAGTTACTCGTGCAGTTAATTCTGTAGTTAGAAACCTAGGTGGTTGGCGTTCATATAACGATACGGATACAATAGAAAATAATAATGAGGATAACGATGAGCAATCAGAATCCTAAAGAAATAAAAGATTTATTTAAAAAAGATTATAGTAAAGCAATGGATTTGCGTGGTAATTCTATAGGTGATTTCTGTGTATGTGGTTCAGAATTATTTACCGCTATAGTAGCCTTCGAAAATGGCGAGATATGCTTTTACTTTTTAGATGGTGAGTGTGTAGATTGTGGCTCACTAGTTACCCTACCTACCCCAATAGATGATATAGGAATGGATTGTGATTAATGCCATATTATGATTTTGAATGTAAGATATGCACAATAATAATAGAAACAAATGACTCTGCTCCACCACCTTGTACCTCTTGCGGAAACTTAATGGTTCGTATATGGTCCTCCACACCAGTACACTTTAAAGGAAGTGGCTTCTATTCAACGGGGGGCTAATGAAATTCAGCGATACACCAGCATGTTCAGGTCTTAATACAGAATTATTTTTTACAGAAGAAAGAGGAAACTACGCCCATCTTGATTATATAAAAAAAATATGCAAGACTTGCCCAGTACGAGTTGAATGCTTTGATTATTCAATGGACAATTTAGTTCATGGAATATGGGCAGGAACTACTAAAGAAGAAAGGGATAGGTATAGAAGCAAGCACAACATGGTAGGTAAAACTGTTGTTCCTGAATCTATATTTAAAGATGTCTATTATAGTGAACTTAAATAAAGAAGAAGTTAGAGTATGTACTCTATTAGCAGTAGAACGATGGTTAACTAAGTTTGGTTCTAAAGATAAACCTAACTATGCACAAGGTAAAATAGATGGTAAGTTAGAGCCAGAAATAAATGCAAATATACGGGCTAATGTATGTGAATGGGCAGTGGCAAAACAATATAATCTAAGTTGGAATACGCCTTGGTATCCTAACGCTTTGCACGCTAAGCGGTATCCAATATCTGATGTAGGAAATAACCTAGAGGTTAGGTCTATTAGAACCCAAACTAGTATTGCTTTTTGGGCTAAGGATAAAGGTAAGATTATTATTGGAACTAAATGTTTAGATGCAGAATATTATTCTGAGGTAGAAATATATGGTTATATAAAGCCAGAGGATTTTACTAAAGAACAGTACTATGATAATTATATAAACGGATGGCGTGTACCTATTGCAGAATTTAAGGAGTATGATGTCAAAACTATCTGACTTTGATTTAGACTTGTCAGTTGGGCACGAGGGCGAGTCCCTTGTTAATCAACTATTAACTAATGGAAAAACTATTGAAGTTAAAACAGACCTTAAGTGGAAGAATACTGGTAACTTATATATAGAAACTGTATGCTGGTCACACAATAATAGTGAGTGGTATCCATCTGGTATCTCTTCAACTAAGGCTGAGTACTGGGCATTTGTATTAGAAGGAGTTGTGTTTCTAGTTCCAATAGAACATTTACGGCGAGCCATTACCTTGTATGGGCATCCTATTACCTGTAATATAGAACCTAATCCTTCAAAGGGATATCTGATACGACCAGATAAAATCCTCCAAGTGGTACAAGAGTTATCTAAGTAGAGGGGAACTGCTTAGAAAACAAGAAAAGCCCCCGCTTTCTAGTATCTCTACTAGGGCGGGGGTTATTCGTGTCTATAAACAGCCTTTAAAGGCTAATTAAGGGTATTTATTTAGAGCCTAGACCAT